TGAAGAAGATTATGATTTAATTTATGACGATAGGTATGACCTGATGCAGAGAAATAAGCATCACCGCGCTGAATTGAGCGCCCAAGGATTCGTGCGACGGCAGCATGGAAGCACCTTCCCATGCTGGAAAGTCATCAGAGATAGAGGTAATAAAGAATAAACTTAGATTTTAGCCTTTTTAATAACTATTTATTGGAAGACAGATCTTTGTAGAATAAGGAGACGTATATGTCATCGAATACTATGTTAAAACAGGCAATCATCGACGCTGACGCTTTGCGTGAGGTTGCGCTTAAGAATGCCGAAGCGATTGTGGTGGAAAAATATTCCAATCAAATTAAAGAAGCAGTCAATATGATGCTCGAACAGGAAGAAGACCCTCTGGCGATGGAAGAAGATCCGCTTGCGGGCCCTCCTGGAATGGGTGGGCCTCCTTTAGAGGATGGCGAAGAAGGGTTGCCTTCTTCCCGCGCTACTGATGGCTTACCTACGGAAGAACCCGCTGGCGATCTGGGTTCGACAATAGATTTAGCGGCGATTGACGGAGAAAGATTGTGCCCGTGCCCCGACAAAGGCGCCGCAGTAGAGGTTAACTTTGCACAACTTCAAGATTTGATGTCCACCTTAGAACAAGATCCAGAAGAAGAAGTAGAGATCGGCGAAGAAGAAGTGATGCCGGGCCCAACGCCCGAAGAGGCACTTGCCGAAAACTTAGATGTGGACGAAGAGGTTATGATAGAGTTGGATGATCTTCTTGACGAGCAGATGCCTCTACACGCAGAAGAGGACGAAGCGCAGGAAACAGAGGGTGAAAATGAGGCTTATGCAGAAGCAGTTGAGCCAGCGCTGGACGACGACGATGACGCCATTGCAGTCTTGGATCAACAAGCGGATGAAAACCCTGCATGGTACGCTGAATCAATCAAGCGCAACAAGAAAATGTTGCATGAGAACAGTAAGCTTACAAAAACGAATTCAAAAATGCTTAAAGAACATAAGCATCTTTTAAAAGAGCAGAAGCAAATTTTAAAAGAAAATAAAGAGATGAAAAATCTCTTAAGAAAACTTTCTGGCAAATTGGAAGAAGTAAATCTTTCCAACGCCAAACTAATTTATACGAATCAGGTTCTTAGTAATGGTACCTCCTTGAATGAGCGACAAAAACAACGTATTGTCGAAGCTATTAACAGTGCCGATTCAGTCGAAGCAGCGAAGTCTATCTATGAGACACTTCAAAGCGCAGTGGGTTCATCTCTTCAATCAAGAGACAAATCGCAATCACTGAGCGAAGCAATCGTTAGAGGTAATGCTACAACGCTGAGACAAAAACAAAAACAAACAACGCAAGATCCTCATATGGAACGTATGAAGAAACTTGCGGGCATTTAATTCATTTAAGGAGGAAAAACAAAATGTCTATTTTAGAAAAATTGACTGAGGGTATCGTTAATCGTGACCTCAGTAGAGAGAACCATGCTCTTCTCGATAAGTGGGAAAAGACTGGTCTTTTGGAAGGATTGGAGGACAGCAATAAGCGTAATGCTATGGCGTGTCTCCTTGAAAACCAAGCAAAAGAGCTTCTTCGTGAAGCATCAACCATGGCAGGAGCTAGCGGCGGTGACGTCGAAGGCTTTGCTGCTGTAGCGTTTCCAATCGTGCGTCGTGTATTCGGCGGATTGATTGCTAATGATTTAGTGTCGGTTCAGCCGATGAGTTTGCCTAGCGGACTTATCTTCTTCCTGGATTTCACCTTTGGTGGAACACCTGGAGAGTCTAGTCGACTGGGTTATACAAATGATACTTCGCTGTATGGTGGTGGGAAGGTTGCTTCCGGAATCACCGGCGGTGTCGATTTGACGACCGACCCATCAACGTCGTTCTATAACTTGAACAATGGCTACGCGTCCCCGACTGGTTCCAGCTCTGAAATTGCAACCGCAGTTCAATCTGGTACTATTGGTGGGCCTACCGCAGCCGATTTGGAATGTGCAAAACTTTGTCGTTATGACCCTGATATTGCTTCTGGTACTGCTGTGGCGATTGCTTCAATGAGTGGTTCACAGTTGGATCAGTTGAATTATGACGATCTAGTGAGCATTACTAAGGTTCACACTGAAGGACAGTTGGCTCGTCGCTTGTCTCAATTGAGTGGAACGTCTGAGACGGTTGTGAATTTGGTTTTGGTTTCGACCGCAGCCTCTGAAACGCCTACCACTCTTATGGCAGATTTGACGGCCTCAACCAGTGCTTCTTGGGTAGAAGTTGATAACTTCCGCACTGGTGGAGCGATTGGTTCTATCGAGGGTGTTGATCAGTGGGGACTGGAAAATAATCCAGATATTCCTGAGATCGATATCAAGGTCGATAGTGTGGCAGTGACCGCAAACACCAAGAAATTGAAAGCCAAGTGGACTCCCGAATTGGGACAAGACTTGAACGCTTATCATAACCTGGATGCCGAAGTCGAATTGACAAGCATTTTGTCTGAACAAATTGCTCTTGAAATCGATCAGGAAATCTTGGAAGATTTGGTGAAAGGCGCACGCGCTGGTACTTATTACTGGAGTCGTCGTCCTGGTAGATTCTTAGTTCGCGATACAGGAGGTGCTATCAGCACCTTAGCGAATGAGAACTTGCTTGGTGGTGACTTTACTGGTAACGTGTCGGAATGGTACGAGACTCTTCTCGAAACCGTGAACGACGTGTCGGCTCAGATTCATCGTAAGACGCTTCGCGGCGGAGCAAACTTCTTAGTTTGCGGTCCTGAAGTATCTAACATTCTTGAATTCACCGCTGGTTTTAAGGCGCGTGTGACTCATGATGATGATAAGGGTAACGCTGGTGCTGTTAATGTGGGTAACATTTCGAAGAAATGGGATGTCTTTGTAGACCCCTACTTCCCACGGAATGTAATTTTGGTTGGACGTAAAGGTAGCTCTTTCTTGGAAAGCGGTTATGTGTACGCTCCGTATGTGCCATTGCAAACCACACCCACCATTTTTGGTATTGAAGACTTCGTGCCCCGCAAGGGTGTCATGACGCGATATGCCAAGAAAATGGTGCGTCCCGATATGTACGGATTAGTTATTGTAGAAGACTTGCTGGGTTAATCCTTCAAGTTAATATTTAACTTAAAGAAAAGAGTCTTCATATTTGCTTATGGAGGCTCTTTCTTTTTTTAAAAAACTAATTAGTGTATGTATTATATAATCCGGAGGAAATAATGTGGCAGTTCCTGTCTTATCACCGAGTTCGAATTCTAGCTTAGTAGTCTTACCGGCTACCGGCACCAAGGGAGATGTGACTGGCTCACTGCCCATTGGCGCCTACACTAGTGCTGATTTTATTTCTGGCGCTGTTGATCAGGTTGCGTATGTTTATCGCAAACTAGGCGGAGAAGTTCTAGATATTGAGATAACCGCCAATCAGGTCTATGCGGCCTACGAAGAATCGGTTTTAGAATATTCTTACATTGTTAATATTCATCAAACAAAGAATTCCCTCTCTGATTTGTTGGGGAACCCTACGGGGACTTTTGATAGTGATGGAGAGATGCAGGCAGGCGCTCTTAATACTGCTTTAAGTGGCACTGGCGCCGAATTGCGTTACCCAAAATTTAATTTTTCTTATCCCAAGCGCGTGGGAATGGGAATATCAGAAAAGGCTCGAGTCGGAGGATCCAATCAATTCTATTCAGCGTCCTTTGATGTGGTGGCGCGACAGCAATCATATGATCTTCAGAGTATTGTATCTGCCAGCGCCACTTCGGGAAATGTTAACTTTTCTAGCATGGATAGAGACAGAAAAATTAATATTACCAAAGTGTGGTATAAGTCTCCGCGTGTTATGTGGAGATTTTATGGATATTATGGTGGAATTAATGCCGTCGGCAATATGTCAACATATGGACAGTATGCGGATGATAGTACATGGCAAGTAGTTCCGGTGTGGCAGAATAAGCTCCAAGCAATGGCGTATGAGGATGCTATGTATACTAGGATTTCTCACTATTCTTTTGATATAAGAGATAATAAGTTAAGACTCTTTCCCACCCCTTCAGGTGTTGATTTTGTTAAAGTGTGGTTTGAATTTACCACAGAAGAAGATCCATTGCTTGACAACGCAGGGATGGATACTGGCGCGAAGGGTATCAACAACATGAATACCGCACCATTTGCCAATATCCCCTATATTAATATAAATTCGATAGGGAAGCAGTGGATTCGAAGATTTGCACTTTCCGTATGCAAAGAGATGTTGGGGATTATTCGAAGTAAGTTTTCTACGATTCCTATCCCAGGCGAGTCCGTCACCCTAGATGGGCCGGCCCTTATTACTGCCGCTAAAGAAGAGCAGGGCGCCCTGAGAGAGGAATTGAAGACGGTTCTGGATGAATTGACGTATGCTAAACTGTCAGAGCAGGATGCGACGATTGCAACGAATGCTGAGACTTTACTTTCAAAGATACCTTTGGCTATATACCCAGGTTAGGAGGGCAATTAAGTGGCAGATAAAAGCATAACATGGACTCAGCCCACCAATCCTCCTCCTCCCTTATTTATGGGAGGAAAAGAGCGAGATTTTGTAAAGCAGGTCAATGATGAATTGATCGAGCGCGTGATAGGACAGACCATTTTGTACTATCCCGTTAGTTTAGAACATACAAATTATCATTCCTTGTACGGAGAAGCGATTCATAAGAGTTTTCTATCGCCAGTTAAGGTTAATGCTTTAATTACATGGGATGGGCAAACTACGACTACTACAAATTATGGAATTGATCGTCGTTCTAAACTTACTATTCATTTTCATAAGAGAAGGCTCACTGAAGATCAAGACTTGCAAGTACAGGAAGGGGATTTTATACTCTATGGAAGATTGTTTTATGAAATTGTAGAGCTGAATGAGCCACAACGACTTTTTGGGCAAATAAATCATAAAATGGAAATAGCTGCTACATGTATCCGCGCCCGCGATGGGGTTTTTGAAGAAGCAGCTCTTCCAGAAGTTTCTATCACCAAGTATCAGTTGGCACAAGATCGAGTCCAAAATGTATGTGTATTAACTATTCCTGATGACTGTAAGATATGTATTCCAAAGTTGTCGGGTGCCGATGTCACGTCATTAGATTATAGAACACTCGAAGAGTTTGTAGCAGACCCCGCTAAATATATTGGATATCAGTTCTATTTAACTGACGCAGGCCCATCGCCTGTGGGAGCATTTACCATTTCTAATAAGTGGTATTTTAACGAAAATGCGGTTTGGTATGTGAGTCCGTTTTACAATACGGCATAAGGATAAAGAGATATGGCAGATAAAGAAACTATTATTAATTTACAACCTTCAAACTTAGAAACTATTGATGATGCAATGTTTAAATGGGTGAACGAATATCTTAATGTATCGGCCACCTCTAATAGAGGATGGGAAAAAGTACCAGTGATTTGGACATCGGCAGAGCGCGCATTTCAAGCTAAGAGAGACAAGAGCTTAAGAGATAAAGAGGGCGCCCTCATTCTCCCTCTCGTAACAGTAGAGAGAACTTCAGTGGAAAAGGACTTGAAATTTAAAGGGTCGCTTCAGTCTAATATTTTTCCTCGCAATGATTACAGAGGTGGTTCCATTCCGCTAGATCGAGCGATAAATCAGACTAAAACAAAGAACTTTCAAAATGCGGACGCAAAGAAAAGATATGGACAGTTAAATTTCAAAGTTAAACCAACAAACAATAAAATAGTTTATACTTATCGCTCTATCCCAATGCCCGTATATGTTACAATAATGTATAAAATTATGCTAAGAGCCGAATATCAACAGCAGATAAATGAATTGGCTCAACCCTTTATGGTTGCAACGGGAGGCATTAACGCTTTCATCTTGCAGGGCGAAGGCCATCGCTATGAAGGATTTATGCAACCAGAGTACCTCCAAGAAAATAATGTGGCAGATATGGGGGCTGACGAGCGCATTTACCAAACTTCAGTTAATGTTAAGATTTTAGGTTATCTGGTTGGAAGCGGCGACAACCAAAAGACACCTCAAATCGTGGAAAGAGAGAACGCCGTAGAAGTTAAACTTCCTCGGGAACGTGTTATTCTCGGGGATGCACCCGATTGGAAGGATGGTAAGTATATTGGATTGTAACTTTCGGTAGAGAATAAAACTGCATTTGATATTTTTTAAAACTATTTACAAGAAGATAAAACCAAGTTTTATATCAAGATTTTAATAAGGAGAGCAACGTACTATGTCAGTTAATAAATTTAAGTTTGTATCCCCTGGAGTGTTCGTCTCAGAGGTTGACAATTCCCAGTTACCCGCACTTCCACGAGGGGTGGGACCCGTTGTTATAGGAAGGTCGCTTAAAGGACCAGCGATGCGCCCTGTTCAAGTAGATTCTTTTTCAGAGTTTGTCGAGACTTTTGGAAATCCCATCTTTGGCGGTGGCGATTCAGATGTGTGGAGAGCAGGCCCCAATGTGTCCGCTCCCTCTTATGCCACTTACGCTGCACAAGCATATTTACGAAATGAAAGTCCTCTTGTATTTGTTAGACTGGCGGGCGTTAATATATCAAGCGCCACAGACGATGGCGTAGCAGGTTGGGAAGCTAATTCGTCAACAATGTCAGGCGATGGCCACACCGGTGGCGCCTTCGGTTTGTTTCTCGCACCGAACCCTGGAACTACTTCGGCTGTTTTTGCAACAGCTTCGTTGGCAACCCCTCTAAGCGGTACGGTCGAAATTGATGGCACCCAACAATTTATATTGACATCTTCCTATACAAGCAATATATATACTTTTATTGCTACGGGATCAATTACCGCCGACCAAAGCACCACCAATCCATTCATATATGAGTTTGATGCTGGCGAAGGCGCAACCTTGGGCGCAGGTATCACATCTACCAATATAGCAGCGATTATTAACGCTAGCGCATCGGCAGATTTCAGCGCTATCTCTTCTTCAGCTGGAGTTAAGATCACTTCCACGCAAGTAGGTACTCTCGGTAATGATGATAATCTTTCTTCGTCTCTCGCAGGCGCCCTACTGGTTGCAACCGATTTTAGCGATGGTGTCAATCAGCTTGG